GGCACTGATAATTCTTGTGATTTAATGCTTTTTAAAGTATCATAACTAAATTCCTGCATGCTACGTTTTGCGTGAAATATAACATCCGTTCTTTTTACAGATTGTATTAATTTGCCTTCGCCAACGTAAGCCACCATAAAGTTATTTATAACATCATTTAGAGTTAAGTATGAATACCCACCATAATTTTCTTCAACAGTATCTCCATAAGCATAACTGCCTGGTATAGAGGGGTTTCCGTAGTTACCGCCATCTAATATTTTTAACTGAACAACTACATAATGATTATTAGGTATTGCTACAGCTGTTAATATAGTATTATTACTAACACTAAAACTAGAAACATATTCATTAAATTGTCCAGGAAAACCTGTAGAACTAGTGTATAACTTAAAATTATTTAAAGCGTAATTTACATTATTTGGGTCCCAAGAACCTGTTCCGCCAAATATTAAATCAGTATTAAAAGTTGTGGTAAAAGAGTTTTGACCAGCAACATTATCAACCTGAAATCCTTGTGCTCCTTCGTAATATTGTCTATTTGTTTCGGTAATTAAACCATTATTAGGTATTGGCATAATTTATTAGCTTTTTGAATTAATGGTTTCTGCTTGTATTTGCTGCGCCGCAACTTGTACAATTTGAGGATCATTAATAACAATTCCTGAATAAAGTAATATTCTTGTTATTAAATTAGTTTGTTCTATTGGGTGTAATTCAAAGTCAACACTAGGGTTTGTAATACTAGTTGGAGGACTGTAAACATATTGATAATTAGGCGGGGTACTAGTAAAATTCCATATAGGATTACTTGGCTTTCTTAAATAAGTACAAGAAATAGTATCCGCTGAACTTGGGGCTGGATATACTTTAATTATTAAATTTTTATATGTATATACCGGCCAATATTTGGATGGTTTAGTGATTGGAGATAGGTTTAATTCCAATATTTCATTTGGCTGAACGTATTGGACCTCTTTATCATCATTGTATATTACAGTGCCTAACTTATAAAAATCAAGCACGGGTGGTATATTAAAGCCACCTGCTACAGGAGGGCAAGTACCTTCTGTTTGGAAAATAGCAATTTTTTCCTGTAAATTCTTTATACGATTACTATATTCTGTATCATTATCTTGTACACGAACTTGTTGATTTAAATCTTCAAAATATTCATTAAATATTTCTAATTGAACCTGAGCTGCAGTTTTATTAAATTCGTCAGGAGTTAAATAACCTCTTTGCTCCTTATTAATTATTAATAAAACAGTTCTATAAACCGTATTTACACTTATTGCCATTTGTTATCTTTATTATAATATTTAGGCAGTTATTGCAGTTTTATGTACAATAACCGCCTATATATTAATATTACGTATTATTTAAGTTTTTTCTCTATAGACTTAAAGATTTCTACACCTTCATCAGTCTTAAAGAATGCTGCCATAGCTGAGTATGGATTTTCATCAAATGGGACAGTCATTAATTTTTTATTATTGCTTACCCAGTTAAATGATCTTTGATCTTGTGATAGACTTATAATATTTGCTTCTACTGCTTTAATTGCTAAATTTCTAAGTTGAACATTTTCATCATTAGCTAATTCAATAAATAAAGAAGGATTGTTTCTAGCAAACAAAATTAAATCTCTTTTAATTTCTTTAGATGTCATTTTTGCAACTCCGCTTCCAAATTCAACTCTAAGTATTGCTTCAGATTGGTCAACGTCCATTTCTTTCGCAGCATTTAAAGCTGTAATTTCTAATTCTAAGTCTTCTAATTCATCAATTGCTTCTTCAACTTTATCGTATTCTTTATACTTCTTGTTAAGCATTGGGTGAAATAAAGACAAAAGTCTTTGCAGATTTTGCTTTTCTTTTGGTACAAATAATGTTCCATCTTCAAACATTATATGCCCCATAGTGGCTTCTCCTTTTTGTTCATCAATAAACGGGGAGTTTTGGTTTGTTGCATATCTTAATTCTCTTTGAGCTTTTAAATCCTCATCGAACCATAATAACGCATATTTCCTAGTATGTCTAGAAGGTATTGTAAGTGTTAACGGTGTTTCACGCGTTGCTACATAATAAGTTCGGTCTTTTATTTCCCAAACAGCATTTTCTTTTTTAGCTTGTGCCATAATATAATATAATTAAATAATTTATAAATTGGTAATAATTACCCCTGCAATACACAGGGGTAAATTACCGTTGTTTAATACTAAACGCTTGTAAACAATACAAAGTTATTAGCTCCTTGTACAACTAAACATCTTTCAGATAAGAATTGTACTTGCATTGCATCAAGATCAGAAGTGTAAGCACCTCCAACAGATCCAGTGATCCATGTTTTCATACGTCTGTCGTCAGCTTGAGAAGCTCTATAACGAACGTGTAAGAATGGTCTACGGATATTTGTTCCTAATTGTTGATCGTAAACAGTAGAAGTTCCAGCAGGAACCAAGATACCATCAATACCAGAACCTAATTGACCAGCTCCGTTTGTTGCTCCACGAGTAGATGCATCATTTAGATATTTCCAGTCAGTTTTGTAGAAATCATAAGATCCTCTTCTGAATCCAGAGAAACCTAAGTTCAATGCCATTTGCTCAGAATTTTCGAACAATCCGTAAGCAACCCCACCAGCAGCACCAGAAGACAATGAAGCTAACATATCATCAAAATCCAAAGAAGTTTGACGATCTAAAAACAACATGTTTTCTTCGATAGCCCCTTGAGTATCCAAGTTTTTCAAGATTGAATCAAATTCAGCAAGTCCTGCAGCAGCAGAGAATCCAGCTAATACATTCCCTCTTTGTTGAACAGCAGCAAAAAGACCTTGAGTACCTTTTGGGTTAATAGCAGTATCAAATCCAGTTCCAGCAAGAGCCCCTGCGTTTGCAGCAGTTAAGAAAGCACCAGCAGCACCAGCAGAAGTTAAAGCTAATTCGCCCTCTACAACAGCCATTTCTAAATAATCTTCAAAACGTAATCTTGTTTCAGATTCAGCTTTCAAATACCATAAGAATCCAGAAGCGCCATCTTCAGTAGCTACTTCAACCCATCCAATTTGGGCAGTATCAGATCCATTGATTTGATATTTGTCTTTAATGATGATAGGAGAGTTACTGTACTGAGTGAAAGAAGGATTAATAGATCCAACTGATCCATTAGTACCTTTAGCAAATTCAGAACCATAAACGAAGATTTTTAATCCTGCCAAACCAACTCCAGCAGTAGCCAAGTTGTTAACATTGTAAGGATATACTTCTAAAACACCAGCAGCTAATGCACTACCAGGATCAGCAGAAGATGCTCCAACGAAACATTTTACGTCTTGTCCTGTTACAGGATCAATAACAACGATAGTCATGTTTTTAGTAATTACATTTTGAATCAAAGTTCCTGCACTTTGTGTTCCACCTACAGGAATTGTAAGAGTTACTTTAGTTGCAGAAGTTTGTACCGCAGCTACGTTATTGTAAGCGATATGTAATCTATTTTGCTCAGACCAAACTACTTGATCAGAAGACATAGGCATTTCAGCCCCTACCATGCGTAAGAATCCAGAAAGAGTTCTGTTTCCGTAACGCTCTACTTCAGCTTCGTAGATTTCAGGTAAATATTGCTGAGAAAAGTTTTTTCCACTACCATCTGTAAAGTTTAGGTAGTTAGATTGCAACGTCATTTGTTGTTGTGATGGAACTATTGAACCATACACTGGGTTTGCGTTAGACATAATTTTAATTTTTAATTGTTAAATCTTTTTGTTTGTACTTTTAATTTTGAAGTATCAACACCATTTATAGCTTTAACCTTTAATCCGTTTATAAATGCATTTGCATTTGCAACAGTTCTAGGCTCAGTGACAAGGTTATTTGATTTAGCAACAACTTCTCTAATTGCATCGGCCTTGCCTTGCTCGTAGAAATGTTTTGCAATAGTATCAACATTCTCTGCCGCGTAGATTGCTTTATGATAGCCTTTAACATCTTCAATCTCACCGTTTTTATTTAAGAACTTCTTAATTAGGTTTGAAATATCAGATTGTTTCTCTACAATTGCTTCTTGATTTGTAACGCCATACCTAAAATTTTTTTCTCCAACCTTAAAATCAAAACCTTTGAATTCGTTAGAAAATAAATCTTTAGTATCAGTTTTAAATTTGAAGTGTCTTGCTTCAGCTGATTCTTGATCCTTCTGGTAGCGATTGAAAAAATCCATTGCCTTTTGTTGATCTTGAGTTACTCCGGGTCTCAACTTGATTTCGTCGTAATATTTACTCTTAACGGTCTCCAAATAGGTTTTTGCTTTTGCAACCTCTTCCTTAAATGCGAGTCTTTTCTTTTTGACATCTCGCTCATCATCCAAATCCTCATCGTAATCAAAATTGTCTTCTATTAGGAATTCAATTTCTTCTTGATCTAAATGTGGTCTTGTACTTTTATAATATTCTTTTAATAAGACGTGGGTATCAACATTAGAATAATCTGTATTTAATCTTACATAATCTTCTACAGTTCCGCCTGTCTCTTCCATAAAAGATACTAGTTTCTCTATATTTTCAGGTAATGGTTTACCCGTATTCTCTTCCTTATACTCTTGTACCGCTTGTTCAATTTTAGCAACTTCTTGCTTTACTTCTTCATCGGTAATCTCTTGTATTAAAATTACTTCTTCTTCGTCACTTTGGCTGGTAATTTCTTTGTCGACGGGGTTTCCTTCGCCCACTTCTTGCAGTCCCATTTGGGATCCTTCATCGACCAACAGGCTTTCATCTGTGCTTTGCTTTTGAATGGCATTTTCTGAATCTTTAGTAATTAATACTTTTGTTGGTTCTTCTTGTTTTCTAGCATTTGTTAAATCAACCTTAATAGGTTCATTTGTTTTTGCTAACTTTTTAGGCGTTTGCTTATTTGTTTTAAGCTTAAACTCGCCCTCCTGTTTTACAGTTTCTGACATGATATAATATTATAAAATTAGTTAATAGTAATTTATTTTGGTTCAAACTGGGCTAAATCAAACCCGCTCATATTATCAAATCCAGCGGATTCAAAGTCTTTAGGCATTGTATTATTTTGTCTTTGATCAATTAATTCAGATTGTTGTGTACCTCTCAATTTCTCTCTAGCATCTTTTCTATCCTCGGATTGCGTAGCTTTACCTGCCATTGCTTGAGCTTGAATTTGCGCTAATTGCATTTTATATTGAAACTCTTCAGCCATTAAAGTTCTTTTTAACGATGCTTCCTGCTCCATCTTTTGGATCTCAAATTGGTTTTTCGCTTGCGCAATTTGTATTTCTGTTTGAGCCAATGCTTCCTGTTTTTGTACTTCAAACATTGCAGCAGCCTCCGCTGTTTGAGCATTAGCTTGAGCTTGCGCCTGTATATTAGCTTGCTGATTTGCCTGGTCTTGAGCCATCTTCTTTTTTCTCTTATATCTAAGAGATTGATTAGCTAGTTTTAAGTTTTTAATTTGTCTTAATTCTATAGCGTCTTCTAGGTCAATTCCGCCTGATTGTAATGCAATCTGGATATTTTGTTCTAATTGATTCTTTTCTTCGTCCTCCGGTTCTAATTCTAAAAATATACCAAAATCGTGTAATTCTAAATTTTGTAATTCCCTAAGAGTTTCTACAT